TGTGGCTTGTGTGAAAAATAAATGCAAGGGGATTCTTCCACCCTCGACCGCAGCCTTTTGCCATTACTTATTCGCCAAGAAGGATAGGGAGTTGGCAGACCGATTTTTTGAGCAGCTCGGCGATGGCGTTAATTTAACCGCCCGAGACCCGATACTGTATCTGCGTAATCTTCTGATTGACCAGAAAATTAAAAAGGTTCGGTTCCAGAAGCCAAGACTTATCGCGCACGTTTTTGTTGCTTGGAACCTCAAAAGGGCTAATCGTAAAAAGAAACCAGCTTGGAGAACCGTGGACCTCAACGAACCATTCCCGACACCAAAATAGGTGATAAACTAATGCCCTGTAAATACCCAGAGTTTGTAACGAAGGAAGGCGGCTGTAAGCTGAACCCGATAATAAAGTTCAGAGTGAATCGCTTCAGTCAAGGGACCGCGGTAATGAGGACTGGAACACCTACAGGCAAATACGAACGCTGCAAGAAGCTGGTTGACCCGGCCAGCCATTGCGGGCTATGGAGAAAAGAAGATGGCAAGCATAAAGGAAATAAAAGCAATAAATAAAAAAACAGCCGAACTACTGTTAGAGATAAAGGAAGGCGATGCGTTCAATGCTGCCGAAAAAAGAATCCTTCTGGGCGGCCTTTCTAATATGGCGAGAACTTTAGCCGACAGCATAGATCAAGACGGCTTCCAGATATGCCTTTTCAAGAGAATTTTACACCACGCCGCCGAACACGACTTTGATAAAGTAGTTAAAGCTCTTGACAAACAAAAACCACAAAGTACAATGAAAGCGAATGGAGAAAAAAATTGCAAGGAAGCTCAAGCAAACCCCGGACACCGTTAAAATACGAATCATTCACACCGGAAGATACCGATATAGTGTTTATCGCCGAACTAAGTATGGCTGGGCCTGCATCAAAGAAAATCTCACCCGCGACAAGGCCCTGAAAATAATCGAGGAGCATTTTTTAAGGAGACTGAATCATGCAGGAACTTTTTGAGAAGCTAAAGAAAAACAGGCAATGTAACCACAGCGACAACAAAAGTCTTTATTACAATCGACGCGGCGATGAATATATTGCATCTATAGCACTCGACGACCCAGACTTCATCGGGTACGAGTACGCGAACCTCAACTATTACATTGGTAAGGACGACGGCGGTGTTTCAGCAAGACCCCGCGTAGTTTTATCAAACCCGGAAGGTGTTATTGCACACACCCCGGCAGACACGCCGGTATTTGTTTTATTCAAGAACTAAAAAGGATTTACTTATGGCAGCCAAAGGAAGGCTCACTAAGAACCGCATAGCATTTTGTGAGTTCTATGTAACCGACAAAAACCTGAACGCTAAATCAGCATACCGGAAGGCGTACCCGCATTGCAGCGACAAGACAGCGGAAACCAACGGTCCGAGGCTGCTCAGAAATGCTCAGGTTAAGCAGCATTTAAAAAAATTACGCGCCGACGCGATGAAGCGGATGAAAATCAAGCAAGATGATATTCTACAAGAACTTAAAACGCTTGGCTTCTCGGATATTTCAGAGTTTTTAGAGTACAATAACAACGGAGTTACACTGTTCGATAGCAAAAAAGTTGATACCCGGGCCGTTCAAAGCGTCCGGCAGTTCACAAAAACCAGAGTAACCAGCCTTAAAGACGGCGGCAAAGTTGTAACTACAAACACCACGGTCGAGCTGAAGATGCACCAGAAATTGCAGGCATTATTTAAGCTCGGTGAACATTTGGGTCTCTGGGATAGCGAGGGTAAACTCAGGCCGATTCAGGTAATCATTGATACATAAGGGGATAACATGAAATCACTATTATTATTTGGGGCCGTAATATGGTTGGCCGTAACATTGATAATGTGGCTGGACGGCTGTAGTATTTATTTTGTGGGGATAGGGATATGAAAAAACTAATGTGTAAAATCAGGTGGCATGACTGGCAGGAAATTTCTTTTATGCAACAGTTCTTATCTCCGAGGCCGGTGATGAAAATGTTTATTGAGACAAGAAGATGCGAGCGCTGCGGCATTGAGCAAGAGCGATATGGCTTCGGGTCTTCGAGTAAAGATATGTTCTGGCGCAGTTGGGAGAACCGGAAATGAAAAGACCAAAGACAAGTACGATAACGATAATTAGTTTTTATATTGTAGCGGCAATCGCAATCGGCACAGACATCTGGCTGGACGCCCGGGAAGATAGTTTTACATGGAGCCAGTATCTTCAGCGTAAAGCAATCGAGGACCCGGCGATGTTAATTATTTATACTGCAATCCTGACGCTTATCACCGGGCTGCTATTGGGCCACTGGTTCTGGCCGAAGCGAATCTATGACGATACCCTTGAGTTAGAAAACAGAGAGTTGCTTTACGAACTCGGGCGGATGGCGAACGAGCTAAAAAAAGCGAAAGATAGAAAGGATAGATGATTGAAGAAGTCTATATTTTACAACTCGGATAAAGCGACGGATTGGGGCAGTAAGGTTCAGATACACTTGCCTCACAACTTTATTCACCGGGGTTATCAGGAACCCATTAAAAACTACCTGCGGGTTTCGACGAAGCGCTCGAAAAAGTTTGGTACAAACATGGCAGGCAAGAGAGCTGTGTGTGTCTGGCATCGCCGGGCCGGGAAAGACTTAACATTCTTAAACCAGATGGTCCCGGCAATGATGGAGCGAGTCGGTTATTATGTTTACTTCTTCCCTACGACGACACTGGGCCGCAGGATTCTATGGGATGGCATGAACCGCGAAGGCAGGAAGTTTCTTGACTACTTCCCGGAAGACCTCATCGCTATAAAGAACGGCAAGAAGGCAATCAACGACGGCCAGATGAAAATCACTATGGTCAACGGCAGTATCTTTCAGATAATCGGGACGGACCACATTGAAAACGTCGGCATCAATCCAGTTGGCTGTGTCTTCAGCGAGTTCAGTCTTCAGAACCCGAAGGCATGGGATTTAATCAGGCCCATCCTCAGAGAAAACGGCGGCTGGGCTATATTTAATTTCACGCCGCGAGGAAAAAACCACGCCTATCATTTATATCGAATGGCAAAGACAAACCCGAACTGGTTCAGCGAACTACTCACCGTCGATGATACCCATGTTGTATCAGAGGAAGACATTGACGAGGACCGCAAGGAAGGCATGAGCGAGGACCTCGTTCAACAGGAATATTACTGCTCATTCCTGATGGGCCAAGAAGGATTTATTTATGCTCGGTACATGGACAAGGCTCTGCTCGAAGGTCGCATCACGAATGTCATGTATGACCCGACGGCTCTGGTCCACACGGCTTGGGACTTGGGAGTATCGGACGCGACGACAATCTGGTTCTTTCAAAAGTGTGGAACCGAAAAACATTACATAGATTATTACCAAAACCGCGGCGAAGGGTTAAGATTTTATGCAGACATCCTCGACGAAAAGAAAAAAGAATATAATTATAAATACGGCACTAATCTTGCGCCGCACGATGCCGCGAAAAGATTACTCAACGAAAACGCCGACACTATTGTCGATGTCGCTGCAAAGCTCGGCTTAGAGTTTACAGTAGTTCCCCAGACCGCAAGCATACACACTGACATCGAGAACGTCCGGGGCTATTTACCAATGTGTTTCTTTGACGAAGTAAAGTGCCGCAAGGGTATCGAGGCGATGGAACAATACCGCTTCAAATTCAACGACGCACACGAGACCTACTCGAATGTTCCTATCCATGACTGGGCCTCACACCCGGCGGATGGGTTCAGGACTTCAGTGATGGGGGACCGCGGCGGGCTGGTAGGTGAAGTTGGCGACTTCGGTATAGATAAAATAAAAGAGCTTGAACGTAAAAATAAAATGCCACAGAGATAAAAAAAGTAGTTGACAAACAACCGAAAAACCGATATACACAATATCAAGTGTATATGGTCTGAAGGGAATGGAGTGAAACGCAAGGGAATGTATGAAGCAAATTTACCATATACACAGTTTATTTTTTGACCGGACCCTCAGCAACCCTCTGCTGAGGGTCTCTCTATTTGGGGGTAGAGATGTCTGAGTACGACCTTAAAAAAGACTGGGAAGAAGCATATAGCGAGGCATACTATGGCTGGCAAGGCTATCTTCGCGAAGCTGAGCTGGATTATAACTTCTATCTTGGTCTGCAATGGTCCTCACAGCAGGAAGCGTACCTGAAGAATCTGGGCCGGGCAGCATTTGTCCTCAATAAAATTCGCCGGGTAGTAAAGCTGGTCTCAGGATACGAACGAAAAAATAGACTGTCATTAAAAGTTGACCCGATAGAAGGCGCAGACGAGAAAGCCGCCAGCCAATACACAGGTCTCATGCTCTGGCAGATGCAATACATGGATGCCTATCGCACCTTGAGCAATGCCTTCGAGAAAGGTCCGGCAATCACCGGGCTTAACTTCGTTGACTTATATGTTGACCGCGACGGCGATATTCAAATGCGCCGGATTCCGTACAACAAAATCCTCACCGACCCGCTCTTTACCCAGTTAGATTTAAAAGACTGTGGCTACTATTTACGCCGGGACCATTTCACAAAGGAAGTGATTCAATTCCTTATGCCTGCGGTATCAGACAATGACTTAAAGAGCATGGCCGCTAATCAATCTGATGGTAAGTTCCCGATGATGGGACCGAAGAAAATGCAGGGCCGGGACATTTACACCTATGATGAGTTCTGGCGACGCACCACTAAAAAAGTGAAGATGCTTATCGACCCGAACACCGGCGATGAAGCTCAATGGAAGGGTGATAATGAAAGTCTTAAAATGGTCCTCGAAGCAGCACCACATCTTGAAGTTTACACCGATTCAGTTCCGACGGTAGAGCTTGGTGTATTCATCGAGGGCAGGAAAGTAGAGAACCTAAAAAATCCCACAGGTCTTGATGACTTTAATATCACACCGCTCATGGGATACTTCGAGCCAGAGGTATCAAGCGACAAGTCAAAAATCTCCGGCATTGTCCGGGCCTTGCGAGACCCACAAGAAGAGTATAACAAAAGATGCTCACAGGAAGTTGACATCATCGAGAGTCGAATCAACACAGGCTGGCTTGCGAAGGTAGGCTCACTGGTCAACGAGGACTTTTTGTACCGCGGCGGTCAGGGCGGAGTAGGCTGGGTCAACAAAGCCTTCGGTCCAAACGAGGACTTTAGAGAGCTTCACGGCGGCGACATTCCGCCGGGCTACTTCCAAGCAAGAGAAAACTTCGACAAGAACATCACTCAAATATCCGGGGCCAACGATGAGATATTTGGCACAGAAGAAAAGGACATCCCGGGAATCTTATCACGCTATCGTCAAGGTGCAGCATTAACTCTGTTCCAAGACTTGTTCGATAACAACCGGGCAAGTAAAAGAATCGTGGGCCGCAAGTTAATCAAGCTGACCCAGTTACACTATGGCCCTAAAAAAATACAACGCATTATCAATGAGCAGCCAGTTCGGGAATTTTACTCTAAAGACTTCGGTAAATACGATTGCACTCCGCAGGAAGGTATCTTAACCGACTCGCAGAGGCAGATGTATTACGCTGAACTAAAACAGTTAAAGGCGGATGGTGCGCCGATTCCGTGGGCTGCTCTTTTTGATGCTATGCCAATGCAGATGAAGGACCGGCTCCGGGACATTGTGGCCCAGCAGGAGAAGGGACAATCGGAAGCAGCACAGCTCGAACAGCAGGACAAGCACTCCCTCATCGAATTACAGAAATCAATGGCGGTAGAAAATATCGCGCAGGCTCAGGAACGCAGAAGTAAATCAGCGCTCGACACAATCAAGACCGCAGCAGAAGTTCGCAAGATGGATGACGACTCCCTGATAAGTTTGGTCGGCTTTGCCCGGCAGATGCAGCAGCCACAGGCTCCGGCCAAAAAGAAACAACCCGAGAAAGAAGGGATAACCAAGCGATGAGCAGAGTTGAGATAGGTGAATTAAGAAGCGAGCTAGCGAAGGACCTGAAAAAGTCTATCGACAGCATTATCAATATGCCGAAGATGAAGAAGAAGCGGAGATACTATCTCTTCGTCAACACTCTGAAGGATAAAGAACATTATGAGATACGAACAACAATCGCAATCATGGATAAGAAGCCGCCGAAGTTATTGGGAACGATGGGGTTTCTAATTGATAACAAGCTGGGTTTCATGGGCATAACTCACGCGCTGCCTTATAACGACAACTTCGACGCCCTGACAGAGAAGGCCGATGAAGTAATTGTTGGAGTCGCGGAAGCGGCAAAGAACATGAACGCACCAATTATTGAGGTATAAAAATGGAAGCTCCATTAGCAGTTGACCCGACGAAAAACAAAATAGATGGCATGGATAGATATGTTGTTGAAAATGCTGCCCGCGTTTTGGTTGAAGCGGAAAGTATAAAATCAAACCCGAGACTTTTGAAGGCAGCTCGTAAAATTATAAAGCAAACATTGAAATCCGCAGCAGCAGTAGGATAATTATGCCAGAGGCATTTGAAAAATGTATAAGGAACGGTGGAAAAGTGAGAACGGTATCTGGCCCAAGCAAGCAACATCATTTAAGTAAGGGCCAGTACAAGCATATATGTTTTATAGATGGAGAGATGCACAGTGGCGAAGTTAAGCATAAAAAACAAGAGAAGTAGCTCGGGCTTTAATTGTTGGCCGCAGCCGGGTCGTAAGGCTACAGAAACTTTTTATTATAGGAGCTTGAACAATGGCAGATGAATTAAATCCGGGCGCAGATTTAGGTCTCGAAAGTCCCGCCGCCGGGGACGCTGCTGGTGCAGTAGGAGATGACGCTGGTGATGCAGGCGAAGCAGGCTTGACGCCTGAACAGATTACAGAGTTGCAGGAAAAAGCAGGCAGAGTGGACACGCTCGAAGGTGAGAAGACCATGCTTCAAACTCAGCTCGGTATCTATCAGGCGAATATGCCGAATCAAGGCCAGCCTCAACAGCAAGGCGTCAACCTCATGGATGGTATTGAATTTGA